CCACCCATATTGTCTGCATCTGGCTCCTCATGTGCTTCTTCCATGTCCAGCTCAGCTAAGATTTCTTCTAAATTGAAGTCTTCATCACCTTCGTTCATGTCTTTTTCGTCTTTACCAGTAGCCATATACTCACCTTCATTCATGTCTTTTTCGTCCTTGCCAGTAGCTATATACTCCTTATCTTCACTTTCCATCTCTTGTAACTTTGCAGCTATCATTGATTGTAAGTGCGGAGCAAATTGTTCTTCAAGAGCTTGCTTTGCATTGCTATAAGCCGTAGCACGTACTTCTTTTGCCTCAGCAATAGCTTCTTTTAATAAATTTGTCATTTCCCTAAAATTTTTTTTTGGAAGTAAGCTTATTGATATCAAGCTTAATCAGATTATTTTTTTAAACTAATACTATATGATATAGTATATTGTAGTCAAGAATAAATATAGCCATAAATAAAAAAAGCTACTTTTTTTTTGAAAGTAGCTAATTTTTTTGTAAATATGTTATTTTTTTATACTTGACAAGAGCAAAATCCTTTTCCACAAAGAATATCAGTAATAACTGAATTAATTTTTCCGTATGGATTTAACGAAGTATCATGCCCCATTCCTTCTCTAAGCGATAGATAGGCTGCCGGGGTTGAAGGAACTGATACCAAGTCAAAGCAAAGTAATGAATAATCATCTTGAACTTCTACAGCTTCTCCTATTTGTTGTACTGATCCCATTCCTCTAGCAGATATTCCAACAGGTATATTTCTTTTTACTAAAGCCATTGCAATTCTTCCTGCAGGAGTATCAAGTAATTCAATATCAGCCCAAACTTCTTTATCTTTCCACCAAATATTCTTAATAATATGTGATACGTTGTTTAGGTTTATTATAGCACTTTCTGGATGATCTAGCTCTCCCATTGCCCTGTTAGCCCTAACGCATTCATTTACATAGTTATCCATTTCTCTTCTAAGAGTATCATATGGATAATTTCTTTTGTTTCCGTTAATTCTTTCAGCCTCATGAATCTTTCCTGATATCATAACAACACCATTTGGCATGATTTTGCTTTCCATCAATAAAGATGAACCATCATTAGTATGCTCTACAATTAAATTAGCCATTACTTCTCAGATAATATATCATTAATTAAATTTTTTAATGACTCTTTTACTATCTGTATTTGATCAGATGTGTTTACCTTGTCATTATAATTCTTAGAGAAGAGATCGCTGTAATACTTAGGGTTCTTATTAAGGTTCTTTATTGCTTTAGCTTTTGCCTTTTTAGTGTCTTTTGCACCATCCTTTTGGCAATCTAGTTCATAATATGTACCTTTCTCTAACTCATATGGATTTACTTGATCTCCTCCCTTAGTAAATTCTTTAGCTTCATTTAATGAAAAATTGATTTTAAGTTGTTTTGAAGCATATTCAATAACTTCAAAAGCATCATGAAAATCACCACTTTCAAATACCTCGTAGTTATTATCATTTAAATAATCATCGATTTTATTTGCTTGTTCCTGACTTAGTTTCCCAGAAGAAACCATATTATTTAATTCATCTATTGTTTCTTCGGCTAATCTTTCACCAATAGTTTCATTTAAATCATTCTCGTATACTTGATTAGCATCAGTTTCTTTGTGAGATGGTGCCGGTGGCATTTGTTGATTATTACCTGCTTTCTTGATAGCCTTCTTATACATTCTAGCAATTAATTGTAATGTAGGAACTCCATCATACATCATATTTTCGCTATTAATTACATCAACTTCAGGTTTATTATTATAAACACTTTTTGAAGTAATTCTAAGAGTTCCATTCTTGTATTCAATAGGAGAATATGTATATGGTTCTTCATAAGTTGTGCCCGGCTCTATTACACCAATAGGATCTCCATCTTCATCTACAGCCTTTGCTATCATATCATTAATAACATTAACAAGTTTTTCAACTTTTGGTATGTTTTTAGCTTCGTTTAGATTATCAAGTCCTTCGTAGCTAGTCTCTGGATCATTACTCCCAATTTCTTCTTTTTTAAGTATGTTTTTTAATACAGATCCTGCAACTCTTTTACCAGCTTCCTCCGAACCATAACGTTTAGCAGCATCTTTTTGGATCTTTTTGAAATTCATACCCTTTTCTCCAATATCTTCACCTTTTTTAAAACGAGCTTCATACATTGACTCATTTTCTTCACCTGAATGGTTGTCCATTTGGGCATCAGATTCATGATATCCCTTAGCTGCTTGATTAATATAATTTTCAGAGTTAGTAATATGATCTTGTACCCAAGCTGGTATATTAACTTCTTGTCCACCTAACTCAGATTTTAATTTCATGGCCGCTTGAATAATAGAATCTAATGAATCTTCTGCCATAGATACTTCATAGTCCTCATCTAAATTATCTTCAGCTAATTTTTCTACTTTTTTAGTTTCAATAGGAGTTGAATATTTTTCAAATAACAATCCACGATTTTTAAGAATGCGAACTGTCTCATCATATGAGTTAGCACTAGTAAAGAAAGAGTTGATTCTACTATCCTTTCTTAATTGGAATAAGAACTGATTTCTAGAGATTTTACCCTCATGTAGATCTTGATATAATTTTTGTATATTTTGCATTGTATTATTTTTTTCCTATTTTTCTGATTTTTAAACCCATGTCGATCATCTTGTTTGAAATTTCGGTTAGATGTCCTCTGTTTTTCTCCCAGTATCCATCATTTGCACCATCTGCTTCATCAAGACGGGTAATATGTGAGTACATATCCTCCATCTCTTTCAACATTTTTTTCATTTGAACAAGACCTCTTTTTTTCTTAGTAGAACCTGATACCTTAGTAACTTCCTGCATAAATCTGCGGTAGGAAACCTCATTCAGTACTTCTTCCTTCAATAGAGCTTTGTCAACTTTCATTACTTAATAGATTTAATTTCTTTAATTAATTCATAATACTGCAATACCGCAAGAACATGGTGATCTTTTACTGAATCCTTCTTATCGATTGGCTCAACAGTTTTTATAACTTCTGTTAACTTAATCTTTACTACTTCATCCTTTACTGTCTTCTTAAGCTCAGAAAGTATTTTTACAGCTTTAAGTATTTCTTGGTTCAAGAACTCCTTTAAGTTCTGTGTACTAGAGATATTATTTATGTATTCCTTCAATACATTCTTTTGATCCGGTGTTAAACTAGAGTATTTCTTATTAAACTTCTCTACAAGAATCTTGTAAGCAATTATTTTAGTAGCCTTATCACTTTCTGCATACTCCTCTAGTACTTGATTCTGTACACCTTCTTTATCAATATCTTTCTTTGTTAAAAACTCTAATAAAGTTACCTTGTTATCAATAACTTCAGCAGGTGCAATAAACTCATTTGAGTTTGTAGCCTCAATTAGATTATACATTGAAGCATATACCTTATAGTCATTAACTTTTGCTTTAAAAAAGTTTTCAACGTCGTAAGTTTCTTTAACTTCTTTGATCAAATTGTACTTTTCTTTCTTAAGTTTAGTCTTATTTATTCTTTTTGAGACTTCTAATATCGTAGAAATAAAAACATCTGCCTTAGATTCGGTAAGCTGACCTGCATGAATTAAAGTATTGTATAGTTTATACTCTTTTGAAATCTCAGTATTCTTATAATACTTATTAATAATCTCAAATGACTTGCTATCTTTATTAGATAGAATATCAGATGCTAGTTGCCTAACTAGCAATTCATATATTAGTCCAGTATTTTTTACTTTGTTGTGCTTAATTTTCATTAGTTTAGGTATACCTCTCGTATAAATATTAATAAATACTATAAATCCTTAATATTCGACTCAGACAATAAATTATTTTCATTTTCTTTTGAACCTTTTCCTAGAAATATATTAATTTCTTTTATTTCCTTAAGACTAAGTGGTGATCCACCTCTAAAATTATGTCTTAGTGGATTTGTATCCATAGGAGCATTCATTTCTTTTTTTCCAATAGCATCTCTACCAAATGCACTATCCTGGGTTCCATATATAGAACTTTTTTCTTTAGGTCTACCTACCACTTTTGTTTCATCAAATCCATCAGGTAATCCTCCATCTTTTAAACGATCACGACCATATAATGAAGCTAGATCATGAGGAGTTCCATATGATTCACCTGATTCGGATGGATCGTTACCCTCATTCTCAATCTGAGTAAGTCTAAATATTCTTTTCTTATCTTCAGCAATTAAATCCCGCATTTCTGATACTTGATCCTCACTAAATTCAAATATTTTGTCATATATCCAGTCAGATGATACTAGATTACTAGCAACAAGATCTTGTGCAAGGGATACTTTCTCTTTCCAAAGAGCTATCTTCTCTTGCTCATATATAATTGATGGAGTAGTAAGACCTAATTCAAAGTTTGTTAGCCTCTCATCTGTATATCCTTGAACATATAAATGTATTAATGCTATACGAGTAAGCTCACTAACAACAATACTTTGTAGTCTTTGAATCGTGCGACCAAATCGAATGTCTTCCGCAGCAAGTGTTGAGTTTTTTATAACTATGTCATTGAATAATAAATAGTTATGATTTTCATTATAGTCGTAAACTTCCATATTGTAAGTATCAACCCTATCTTCTAACCATTCTACAAATAAAACTTTATGGTTAAAATACACACCTAAATGTTCATTTAAAAACTTTTTGTAATCTCCAATTAATCTTTTTAATGATTTTTTTGTATATCCACTAATACTATAAAAATGATTTTCATCTTTACATCCATTAGCTATTTCTATAATTCTATTTAATTTTAAATTTTTTGGTCGACCAGTACAAAATCCAATGTATTCATTTAAAAATTCATTTACAGTATAGTCATTATTATTTATTACTTCTTTTATTATTCTACAGTCATATTTACATAAATTACTAAGATCTTTTAAAGTTCTTATATTATTTTTATTTTCTATGGCTACATTTTTAATAAAATCATAGTTTGGCCTATCAATATATCTAACAGAATTATTTTTTTGTAAATCTGGCCTACCATTAGGAAATTTTTTAGCATAACCTTCTGCCAATTTTATGTAAGAATTTCTTTCTCTATTATTTTTAATTATTTTTTCACTTCTTTCCTTAGAAAGTCCTGACCTAATTATACTTTTTCTTTCTTCATGAGTTCTAGCCATCCAACTATTTACTAGAGTGTATTTATGCTCCTGATTTTCATTTAAAAATTTACTTCTAGCTTCTGATGCTTTCTTCCTATATTCATCTGTCTGTTTTGTTTCTATTGCTTTTTTTATAGACTCTTCACTAAATATAGTCATTTTGGAATTCTTTGAATGAATATCATAATGATCTTTCCATGTTAATCTTTCTAAGTTACTTGGATTGTTATTGTATCTATTAAAGTCTTTATGATGAATTACAATTAATTTATTTTGATCAAACTTTCCATCTTCTGTCCTTCCATTATTTTCTATGCTACCTGAGAAATATGAACTAACCATTTTATGTGTCCATTCCCAAGATTTTGTATTTGGTTGATATACTTGTTCGTATGTACTAGTTTTTTTACCTTTTATATTTTTTAACTTTTTATTTATAGTTCTAAGACTATCACCGGATTTTAAATCTTGAGCATCTATTCTTGTTCCATCTTCAAGTATAAAACCATGATCAGGGGTAGTATCTACATAGGTTCCGTTATCTATATGAACTCTTACAAGTTGTGCATTTAATCTTGTTTTTTGAGCAGTTACTATTTTACCCGGAACTACTCTATTTTCAACAAAATCATAAGAATAAGTCCATAAATCAACATTTTTATCATTTTCAAATAATTCTGCTATTTCTTTTATTGTTTTTACAGAACCGTTCAATAAACTAATGTTGGTATCTGGGTGTATGCATTTTCCATTTAGATCCTTCTCATATCCAAAGAACGCTTTAGGTATCTTTAATGATGCAAGTAGCTTATCACGAAGGTAATTAACGTCTTCAATAGCATTGTATTCTAATCCTTTAGCAGTATCAATCCTTGTAGTGGCATCCCCACCACGAACAGGTATATAATAGTCTTCCAAAGCATTCATCATGTTGTACTTAAGATTATATTCACCTGTCTGTGGATCCACAAATGGTGTCTTTTTCATCTTATCTACAGTCTTTTTCATGAACTGTTCAACCTCATTAGGAGGAATAGCTCCAATATTTATGTAGAATACACGTTTTTCAGGAGCTCTCATGATACGATGTATCATCATAGCCTCTTCCATAAGACTTAATTGCTTATAGATCTTCCTAGCAGGCTCAATATATGCCCTACCATAAGGTAAATAACGAGTATCACTAAGTAATCTAAAGTGAGCAATCTCAAAATTCTCGTATCTATTCTTTAAATCCCTATTATATTGAACTCCTGAACCTTGACCATCTGGTCCTAAAGTAAAAAATACTTCATCAGGTTTTTCCGGATTCTCTCCTTCATGTCGATTAATATCATGTGGAGGCATAGGAAGTACATTATAAATACCATATCCTTCTTTAATACGTAGATAAACATAGTGATCACCATATTTACACATATTACGGATCCATGGCCATAAAGTATACTCAATATTTAAAATATCGTAAAATAAATTGTAAAGTATTGATTGAATCTTATCATCAGAACTTCTTATTTGAAGTATTTCTCGGTTCTCATTTTTAAGTGTACACTCATCTGCCAGCACGTCGAGAGCCGAACTAATGATAGCATCAGTATCCATTGTTTCGTAATCACGATACAACTGTGGCTTTAATGTAGAATAATTTGATGGGTAATCATATAAGGATGCGTAATGAACAGAATGTATTCTGCCATACTTATCCATTAATCCGTTAGATTGTTTATTACCGTATGATTGAACATTGTCTAAATCAATTGCTTTTAATTGGTTTCCTCCAACATTCCTGATTATAACACTTGTTCCAAAAAGTCTTTGAAGTCTTCCGTAAAGACTGGTATCTATTGCCATTTTAAATTATTAACTAGCTTATGTATAAATATATCAAAATAACCAAGAGTTATCTTTATATTGTTGTAAAACAGAATTTTCATTCATAGAGGTACCTGAATATATACCAAATCCACCATCAGCTTGTTGGTTATTTTGATCGGTATATCCCCTATTAACAGTAAAATTATCTAAAGCATTTTTAGTTAAATCTAAATTTGCTTTTCTAAATCTAACAGCAGTATCTCTTAAATATAAACCTATTGCCATAGACATTACCAAGTCATCATTATATCCTCCTTGTGCTTCTGCTCGGCCATTTTTCCAAATAAAAGTCCTCATTTCAGATACTAACCTAGGAGAATTTATAACTATTTGTCTTTTTGAGACGTATTCTCTGAACTTTTCTATAACTAAAGGTCTAGTTTTTAATGAATTAACAAATCCTGGTGTAAAATTGCTTGGATTATTAAATCTTGAAACCCATTCTTCTTGTGTCAGTATATCAGTTTTGGGCGAATAGTAGAAGTTTTTATATCCTCTCTCTAATAATCTTGTAATTACATCCCATCCAATACTTGAATTTTCTACTACAAGCATAGCATCATTATATTCTGTTCCAAGAGCATAAAGAAAGTTAGCATAATCAGGAGTTTGAATATGGGATTTATACTCAGCTACTTGTCTCATTGATTCTATTTCAATAACATGACATGCCGAAAAGTCTTTACCATCTCCTCTAGCAACGTCGGCAACAACCATATAGTCTTTTTTATAATCAGCTTCCTCAAATATCCATAGATTTCCTTCTTGTCCTCTTTTATTAATAGGTTGAATTACATTTTTTTCATAATAAGCCAAATCATCTGATTCAAAAGCAGTATCACCTGATGCTAAAAATTCAGCATCACATTCTTGACTAGCTAGTTTAACCCCAAGATCATCATCCTGCTGTCTTCTCCATGATATATCTCTATCAGGGTGAACATCCCATCTAAGTCTTATAGGTAAAAAGTTGTTTTCAGATAATTCTGCCTTTTCCCACATCTGATGAAACCAATTTCCAATACCATTAGGTGTTTGATGGCCAACAATTCCATTATAAATAACAGAATGACACCATTCATTATCCGTTTCTGGTAATGAAAAATCATAAGTATAATTTTCTGATTCTTTAATACTTGATACCTTTGACCAAATTATATTCTCATTTATATTTTTTGAATAAAAGTCTAATATGTCTTTATCAAAATATTCTTCTAGTGATTCTTTTATTTTTAATGCATTCGTTCTACTTAAAGAAAGCAAAGATTTTGTAGAACCTATTCTACTCAAAGAAATTCCTGTTTTATTATTAAGTGAATGTAAACCCAACTTAGAATTATCTTTTATTTTGCTAAAAATATCTGAATATCCTGGTATTATATCTAATACACCAGTTCTTCTGTCGTCTTTTTTATTATGGTTTTCATAAATTGATATTTTTCTATCTAGATTAAATCCAATAATATCACAAAATTTTTCTGCTTGTTTACCTGAAATATCTAATCTATATGAATTAGAGACAACTTTTACTTTTTTTGTAATTTTTGTTATAGTTTCTTGATATGTTGGCAATATTCCTAAATTTAAAAGAATAACTCTTAACTGCAATATAAGTTCTTTACTAGATAATCCTATAGAAACTCTTAGATCATTTTTCTTTTTCATAACACTCCCATCACCATCAAAAATACCTCTAATCATTTGTATAATATTATCCTTAGACATTTCTAATACTCTTTCTGGAATAATTTTTTCTTTTGCTTTCTTTGATAGATCAAAACCAAGATATTGATAGAACTCTATTAAGTTTTTTGATGATACGGTATAATGTAATTTGTCATGACTAGAGTAATTAAGGCCACATTTAGTTATAGATTTACTAATATCATCACCACAAGTTATTGTTATATTTCCACCTACAACATTACCATATTCATTTTTATTAATGTATGATGATCCTTCTGATATATAAAGACCTATAAGATAGGCTATATTAGCATCAATTAAAGATGGATTATATTTAATTTTTATTTTATTTGAAATAGATGGTTGAAACAAACTTACATCATTATTATTTCCCCATATATTCATACCATATTGAACCGCAACATAATCACCTTCTGATAACTCATCAAGCCTCATCCAATCATATGTATTGTTATTAGATGAATATCCGTAAACTTTGTGGTTAAAAGAACCTTCTAAATAAGAATATACTGAATTTATTATTTTTGTTTTTGTCTTTCCATTATTATGAAATAATTCTCCTTTTCTTAATTTATCCTTTCCTAGTATATTATATTGATCAATACGATAATCTTCTTCCGATTCTGGGTTTTTATAGAAATTTTCGATTTTTTTTATGCCATTATCAGTATAAACATATGTATCTTTTGTAACACATGATAATACGATAGCACCACCACCAGTTGATAACGTTTGTTGAGATGATGCCCATATTTCTTCTACTCCATCAATAAATGCAGCCTCATCTATAATCAATAATGATACTGCTTCAGAACGACCAGAGTCACCGGCAGCAGATACTGCTTTAATTTGAGATCCATTGGCTAATTTAAGTGTTAATTTATGAGCTTCCTGGGGTTTTTTGTTACCTCTTAACCACGCTGGAAGATTATCATACATAAATTTAACCTTAGTAACCATATTCTTTGCTGTTTCTTGCTTAGTTGCAAGCACAAGAACGTTCTTATCATTGTTAAATACCATTAACCATAAAGCATAACCAGCACTTAAAGTAGATATTCCTAGTTGTCGTGACTTAAGAATAAGTGAATAGTTATTGTTCTGCAATAAATGAAGTACTTTTCCCTGAAAATCGTAAAGATTAAATGATATTGTCCCCTTGATTGGGTGTTGGATCATGCAGTATTTTCGCATGAAGTGGGCAGGATCTACCGCACATTTTATGTATTCTTGTCTCATTGCAATCTTTGCCGCAGCTTGATTGCTAATTTGTTGGTTTTCTTCCATATGTAACTTAGTTAATAGATATTAGAATCTATTATGTTACAAAACCTATTTTAACAGTAAATATGCTATAGAGACTGCTAATGGGACACAAACCACTGTAGTTAATCTTGATCTAAACAATTTTAATTGTAAATTTGTCTTATCTTGAGATAATCCTACTATTATTTTATCTTTTTCAACTAATATTTGATCTTTATTTTTAATAATTGAAATGTAATTTACTTCTTTTTGTTCTAAAGAACTAATTATGTTATTCTTTATTTTTAGATTATTTTCTAAAAGATAAACGTTTTCATTGGTAATATCCAATTCTTTTTTATAACTTTTACCCAACTCAATATCCCGAATCATCAGTTTGATTGTTCTAGTAGATACAGGAATCTGTATGCTATCTGATGGGTTCTTTATAATTGTTTGACAAGTACTTTTTGACACTGTCAACATTATAACCAATAATAATAGTAGTAATTTTTTCACTTGTTTTTTCTTTAATAGTAGTTATTTTTTCTTTATTAGATTGAAATGTATTATCAATTTTATAACTCTTTTGTTTTAATGAAATAATTTGGCTATCTAATTCTACTTGCCTATTATTTAGTGAATCTATTTTTTTTTGAAGACTATCAATACTACGTTTTGCATCCTTTTTATATTTAGGATTATCTACGGGATTAATATAATAATTTATTGCCGAAACAATAATAACAAATAATACAATAATAATAAGGATGGGTTTAATTAATTTATTCATGTTATTGTGTTTTAAAAATAATTTTTTTTCCTGAGTTTTGTTGCATGATTTCTTTTTTCTTGGCCATTTGTTCTTCTGGAGAAAGACCAGATATATCAAATGTAAGCTCATTAGAATCATCTTCGTTCATCATTTGCTTCTTAACCATAGCTCTGATAGCTTCCTTTACCATAGCTTTTTTGTTTTGCTTAAGATATGACTTAGATGGAATAGCAAAATCACCTGTAGCAACACTTGCTGTTTGCTCCTTCATCATTCCTCTAACAAGATCTTGAAATTCTTCTAGTTTCATTTTGTAAATATAGTTAAATTATTTTATTTTTTCCAATAAATGGTTTCCTTATATATAATGGCTTTTACTTGTGGTACTGATATTGTTCTCCATCTCGATGCATTTGGTTTAGCTTCTCCTGCTGCATTTTTTAAAGAAGAATCCATTTTGACAGATGACGGGTTAGCAAGAATAGGTATAAGATCATATGATTTTAACTTACTGCTATCTAATCCATATTTAGCTCCCCACTCTCCTGGATACTTTATTAATGGTTTTCCATCTATATTAGTTACTACTTGGTTATCAACATCTTTAACCGGAGTTCCCATATAATATGGTTTATTATTTGAGCCTCCAAATGATTTATTTATAGAACCTATCTGTCCATTAATAACCCTTGGTTTTCCTGTAGACTTTTTTGTAAATATTATTGTAACCATTTTACTTCCTATTTTCTTAGCAACATCATTGTTTCTAATAGTTACATCGCCAGTATTATGAAGTATTTGACGTATTTGATCTTCAGTTACATTTTTAAATGTATACCCATCTTTACCAAGACTTCTTAGCATCTTTGCAACATCACCTGAGTCTACTTCTCCTTTAGTATTTATTATATTAGTAGGATTTTTAGCTACTGGCTCTACTTTTCCTGTAGTATCAACACCATCTGGTTTAGTTACATCCTTGCCTGGATTTAAATTTGCATCTGTTTCTTTTGACTTATCAACTGTAGTATCAGCAGATACTGGGGGTGGTGGGGATGTAGGTTCTACTTTTGTAGAAGGTGGAACTGCTGTTACTGTTCCTGCAGCAGGAGGTGCTACAGTTTGTATATTACCTACTTCAGTATCAGGACCTATTTGTTTTTCTTTTTCTTCTGGTTTTCCAACTACTGTTTGATCCAACTCTTGATCTTCTTGCTCTTCTTCTTCTTTACCAGTAGCTATCTTTTCAGCTTCCATCAAATGCTTATCCTTCAAAATTTGCATTCTGATAGCTTCTCTTAATTTCTGAATTAGATATGATTTTTTCATACTATATTGTTGCTACTTCTTCTTCACTTGGTTGTTCTTCTTCAGGAGGTGTTGCAGGTGCTCCAGCTTCGGCCCCAGGTGCAGGTAAAGCCCCACCTGTCATTGCTCCAGGTACCGGTGCCCCAGCTCCAGGTAATCCAGAATCTATTGCCGCCAAATCATTTTCTTTTTGAACATTTACTTTGGTGTAAAGAAGTCTTGATATGGCTTTTGTTGCATTTTCTTGCTGTGGAAGAGATGACAAATCATATTTTTTGCCACCAACAATAGCTTGGAAATCATCTGTATTCCAGATAAGCATAAAATATTGCCCGTTTCTAAGATTGATTCTAAAAGTTGTTGGCTTTGGTGCAACCCAATCTACTCCATTAATAAAGGTAGGATATTGATCTGTAAGTAAATCCGTTAAAGTATCTCGTAAATATGAAAATTCTTGAACATTATCATCGTTATTAACTTTAGATAAATGTATTTTTTCTTTTACTGCTTTTCTAACTATATCGGTTAATTCTTTTTTATTCATGATAGTTTATCATTAAAACACCACCTATAACAGATGCTAGTCTTGATATTTCTTGTATATCTTTCTCTTCTAAAAGAACTTCTTTCTTAGTATATTCAAGACCAAATGTACCAAAGTATCTACCATAAATATCTTTCAAAGCAAATAAATATGTACTTTTGCATCCACATATGACAGAAACATCTGACAGACCATATTTTTCGTATGCAGGATCCTCATAAGATGGGACAATTAGCATATCATTTTTAATAAGTTGTTCTGTTGATCTTGTAAATAAACTTAATGGGATATTTTGAAACTTGTATTTAACTGCCGGTATGTCTATATCTACTACTTCGTAAAACATACTAAACTTTTGGATTGATTTGCCAGTTGGTAAGAAGTGTCCACCATTGTGTATTTGACTAATCCACACCCTATCAGCATCAAAATCCTCACGAATTTTTTCTATTTTGTCTTCAACATCTCTATTTACAACACATGCTTCTTTTATTAAATCGGCTTTTTTGGCTTTTTTGTAGTCCAAGTAATATTTTACACCTTGTACGGCAATTGGCCCAACTATACCGGTAAAAAAAGCTCCAATTATTTCACTATTGAGTGTCATATTTTTCTTTAAGGTCATCAATCATATTTTGATAACCATCTTTTAAAGGTTTATTATCAACATTAACCCAGTCTTCAATTACTCCTTCTTCTGTCACAAAACTTTCATCTGAATTTTCTAGATAATCTTTAAATTCTGATTCTACATCTTGTATAAAAAATTTAAGATCTTTTTTATTGACTCTGTCCATATGATCTTGAAATTTTCCTTCAATAATTAGTTTGTTATCATGTTCTATTAAACAATTAAAACAAAATCTATGAAGAGAGTAAGCTTTCTTGTCCAACGACTTATTCATTGCTTTGCTACACTGTGGGCATATCAAAGGTATGTGGGCCATCTTTCTTATTTCATCAAGCTTCGTTTGCTTGATTTTTATACCATTTGTCATAATAAACCTTTTACCATTCTCCTCAAACTCTTCACCTTCTTGATGCTGTTGCACCTTTTTGTAACCTACTTGTATTTTTGTATTGGAACCAAAATCTTTCTTGATCAAATTCCTAATACGAGAAACATCCGAGTCCTTGAACTCTTTTAATAAATATGATTCGTCTTTCACAACTGTTTATTTTAGGGTAAAACTATTTTTTTTTCTTTGCTGCTGCAGTTGCTATTGCAAATGCATTATATTTTTTTCCAGATTTGGAAGTAAATTCTCCACTTTTATTAGCTCCAGTATCTTTTTTAATTGCTTTAACAACTTTTTCCTTTTCCTTTTTTTCAGGTGCTGTTAACTTTCTTTCTTCTAACTCATTACAATCTTTATCTTTTTCTGGAGTATTAGTATCTGTCGGCTCATTATTAACTGCTGGATCATATCCTCTAAGCTTTCCAATATGATCTTGAAGTCTTTTACGACTAATACGCATTGTTTTAATATTACGTTCTGCCTCGTCAGTTTCATTAAGAACTTCTTCAGCTAACTTAGAGTTTATAGAATCAATTTCGAGCTGTAGTCTTTCAATTTGTTGAGATTTGGATGCATTGTG